TGGAATGTCTTATATCCATCCCCGTGTTGGTATATAATTCATGTTCTAGGTTACTACTGAATATATGTATATCTCCTTGAGTATTTTCTACTTCTCCGATATCCTCATACCATGTAATATTATATTCTCCTCCGAGAAAGACATTACAATTTAGAAAAAAATTAGAGGTTTTGACTATAGGGTCAAATCTATTTCCATGGACATGTCTTCGGAGTCCTTCTCCTTGGTGCAATTGATTACACCAACATTGTATAATAAGATATTCCCAATCACGAAATTCTTTATACTCTCTGAGTCTATTAGGTATGTCTAAGGGTTCTACACTAGGGTGTGATAACCAGTTATAGACGGTATAGGTAGAGGTAAGTCCAGTATATCCTGTATTCTTACCTCTTGGTAACTTATCAGCGTCTTTCTCTATTGCATTACGAATAAGGTCACATTCAGTAGGACTAAGGAACCCACTATATGAATTATGATATGTTGCATGTAGGTCGGATTTGTCTATAATATCCATAGTCGTATCCATTCATCAGAACGAGGGTCGTCCTCTCCTATGAAGGTTACAAGTGAACATTGTTTGGTCAAGTCTCTGTATTCATGATTGAAGGATACATATTTGGCTTCGGGTTCTCCACCCATTCCTCTCCAACCGTATGGATTTGACCCGTCTGTAAAAGAAGGTCTTACATTCTCGTCCCATAATAGGTTAAGGTTCTTATTGGTAGGTTTATCATTGATATGAATAACTGCATTCGTCCCTTTAGGGTATGGTATATGTGCAACAAACTCTAATAGTTCAACCTCTAACCATTCTTGGAAATTGTTATATTCGGATTGAATACGGTCTGAATCTGCATTGAATTTTTTATAAAAGAAACTCGCTGAGGAAGCTGCAATACCGAAATAATATGGACTATATTCTGTATCGTCTGACCACCAGTTATCAAATTGTTCTACGGGAATCAACATTTTGTCTTCCACTTCTTTTGACCTTTCTTCTGTATAAGGGAATCTCAATAATGCAGTTGACCCTCTCTCGGGTATATTCTGTAATGATATTTGTGATATACCCCAATGCACGATAGTTCTACCTGTAATGAATACCGCTTTATGTTCGTCATCAACATTCTCGTATGCATGTTTAAAACCTTCCATTAGATTCCATTCTCCATTGAATCCATTAGTTGGTATGATATCGTTGATATACTGGTTATAGAATTGTTCAGAATCTTCGTCTGTTACAATATACAAATCGTGAAGTTTAACACCGTCATGAGATAACCACATTCTCTGTTTAGACATTGAGTCTATAAATGTGTTAGTTTCTTCTACGGTTAGACCACCTTCACCACAATAAACAAAATAACTAGTTACTGCACTTGACATAATAATATTTCTCCATAATGTATATGATTATTTATCTACGCATACGAGCAAGGTCTTTTGCAAATTGTCTATTACCGTCTTCCTCTTCAAAGACTGGAACTAGATTGGATTTGTGCATAGTTGCAATACCCAGTAGTTTTCGTTCTCCTGTATATTGCATAGGTTCTTTCTTGGGTGTTAGATTACCTCGTAATCCACTATCAAGACTTGGTATCTGATTGGATACCACTACCTCTTGCACAACTTTGTCGTATATGCGTTGTTGCTCTTGTATGAGTTCGTTGTATTTAGTTCGTTTAGATTTCTTGGTAAATGCCTTGGTCTTTCTCTTTTTACCATGTGGCCCATATCTGATAGAACTACTAAGATTTAAATATCCCATACCTCTAGTATACTAAAAGTATGGGATTCTGTCAAGGGATTTTAAGTAAATAATCTCCAAACATTATGCAGTCTACCTGCTTTCATGAGTTTGTGAAAATACTTCATTATGCAATCCTCTCTAATTGTGAGAACCTACAAGTTTTAAAGCCTGAAGTGTTTTCGATTCTGAAAGTATTATGAATTTCCTTTTCGTGGAAGTATATTCTACCTCTTAGACAATCAGGTGTAAGGATATCACCTTTGTAATATGATTCGTCTTTGAGTTCAAAGATAAGTGAATTGTCTTTCATCACATATACTTTGTTCACATCGGATTTCTCTATGTGTTGGTCTGCCTGTGCAAATCCGACTAAAAACAAGGCAGACACTAATGCATATTTTAGCATATCTATCTCCTGTTATGTTCGAAACTATCCGACAACTGGACTTCGATTTCTCTACTTACTCTTGTGTCTTAATTGTTTCAGTTATGTTACAATTGTGTAACATAATGTATTTATAACAGATTACCACTCCTCCGAGACATATAATACAGCGTCACTACCATTTGCATAATATTGTTTTACATATGAATGGACATACATTCCACATGATTTAACCATATTCTGACTTGCAAAATTTAATACCTCTATCTCTGCCCATGACTGAGGATTGATAGATATTGAATTATTAATCATTGCACGACCTATTCCTCTATTTCTATATTCGGGGTCAACAGACATTTCTGTTAAATGCAATTTATCTAATACGGGTGTTATGATATGATAACCTACAAGTATATTATCGTATTCTGCAACCCACACTTGTTCTTGAGTATGTGAGATAGACTTATGCCATGTTTCTGTAGTTCTAGGTGCAATACCGAAGTTTGCAATACCTTCTAACTCAGACATTCTTGGTATATCGTCTGCAACAGCTTTTCTTAAATGTAACTTATCCACCCTGTATAAATGTATTTGATACCCTGTAATGGTGGATTACCTCTATGCATATGGGTAAACCCTCCAGGCCACAATACAAAATCTCCTTTCTTTGGTTTTATTCGTTTTGATTGATAGAGAAATTCTAGTTCTCCACCCTCTTCTACATCATTTAGAAACAATCCCCATGCAAGTAATGTTTGTTTGGAATTTACTTCATTACAGTGTTCCATGTGCCATTGGTGATATCCTTCTGTAGGTTGTGTTCTCTGTAGTTTTGCACCGTCCAGTGCAATTTTTTCATAGTTGTCCTTGATAGGGTATTTCTTATAGAACTCTTCTAATATCTCATTATTGATTATATGAGTTAGTTCTTGGACATGTGGTAATGTTGACCCTGTTAGTTCTCTTATACCCACTGCAGTATCTTTTATACCTAGTGTATCTTGGTCTCTACCATAGGTAAGACCAGCTTTATCCATTAACTCAAACTCTTCAATACTGGTATTACAAAATATATCCGAAAAGAATCCTTCGAATACTAATATGTGTTCACCTATATCGTGTATTTTTCTTTCCATAACATGGTGGAGCTGGGGAGATTCGAACTCCCGACCCCCTGCGTGCAAAGCAGGTGCTCTCCCAACTGAGCTACAGCCCCAGTGTTTCCTCTTTTACTGGTGTGAATACTATATTACTTAATCCTAACTTATTTCTACGGACTATTTCGTTCTTCACTTTTTGTTTTAATTTGGGTTTAGTTCCTTCTTTGTTATATGTTTCTATCAATGTATCTATTGACTGAGATTTCATATACTCATGCACTATTGTGACTTTCTTAGTTTGTCTATCGACTTGTTTACTGGTCTTCCCGAACTTTACTGGCATTTTTATTCTCCTGATGATGTTTTAAACTGCATTCTGCACCACAAAAGATGAATACCTCGTTATTGTCCTTTCTTATCCAGTATTTGATATCAGTCTGATTGACTTCCTTCTGGCACTGATTGCACAAAATGTGTTGTATCATCTCTCTCTATATTTCTATCTTCGTCCTTTATCACTTCCTCCTGTATGTCTTTAGGTAGTTTGAAATAAAGTTGCATTGTATATCTTGCACCTTTTAATATGGGATTAAAACAAGTGAACATATTAGTATTATAATTATGTCCTATTACGGTGCCTTGTCTTACGGGTATAGTGTGTCCATTTACACAATATTCACCCCCCACTAAATCGTCATTTAGATATATGATAACAGTCCCACAAACCTCATCTAATAAAAAGGGTTCATTGAGAGACCAATTAACCATTTCTCCCTCTATACTCTTATCAAATCTAATTCCGTCTAGTTCACCGAAAAATAATCCTTTCGGTAAACAGAAGTCTATCTTTCGTGTTATGGAATCAGCCATAGCTGAATCTAAATCAACTATTGCAACTTGAACTCCGTCATCATATTCATATCTAAATGCTTTGATACTCTTATCTTTTGGTAAGGGAAATGTCTCTCCCTCAAATTCCATATCAGAAGGTATATTCTGAAATAAGTTTGTGAGTTCATCACATAGTGTTGGATTGCATACACGGTCAAATACCAACAACTGATTATTACTTTGTTGATATAGGTCGTCCCATGCCCAGTCTCTTATAATGTCCATTTAAAATCCGTTAGGGTGTAAGAAATTGACGACACTGTATCTCCAGTCGTCCATGTATTTACTATAGTCTGTTATATATGCACCATGCATTTGGGCACCACTGAACAATACTGCACGATTGAATTTAGCTGGTATAACATAGTCTAAATCCATAATCTCTTCTACTGGTTGTAATAATGTTGTTTGTTCATTATTCTGTAACCATGCTGGTTTGTATACTGCAGTCCCACCATTCTCTACTTTGTCCATGTAAACAAGAAAATTGATTGTGCAGGCATGTAAAGGGTCTCCGAAGTTTCCGTCTACATGAGGGAAGTGTTGCAATTTAGGGTCATAGTTGTCTAATGCCTTAAAACAGTTTACTTCAAATAAATCTTCCCAATGATATCGTCCTCTATGATATCCATATTGAGCTGCAAGTTCACATAGTCTTTCATATGAAGCAATACCTTGTCTTGTTGGGTGTCCTACCTTATCTACTATTCTACAATCAAGATATTCTATACCATTTGGTGAATCACCTCTTTCTTCATTGTATTTCCAAAGTGGATATTTTCTTTGTTTGATATACTGATATACATCTTCGGGATTCTCATAGTAATTGTCAATATAGATTACATTTGTATTTCTATCAAATTCTATTTCCCAACTATCACTTTGACGAAATAGTGTATCTACTGAGTAGTATTCTTTATCTGTAAAGTTGTCCATAATCAAACCTATCACCCCATTCGGTATTATTTAGTCTTATATTGTGGTGGTATAAATTAAACGAAATTGCAATCCTATCATAGTCCTCTGTTACATGGTCGGGTGAATCAACACTATGCATAAGATATGCAGGCCACATAAGAACCTCACCTTCTTCGGGGTGTATGAATATTGCATCATGACTTCCCTCTTGTCCTCTATAGGTAGTATTAGGCATGGCTGGGACTTCACCGTCAACATAATTAATCTCATGTGAGAATATTTGACCTGTAGGATTATAGAATTGTATTGGTTGTGCAGAACCCCTTACTCTTGGATAGTAGGTTCCACTAATCAATGATTGTGAATGATTATGTGATTCGTGGTGAAGGTTTTCTCTATATTGACTTGCCCATGCAAATAGGTGTATCTCACTTCTATCTATATCATGAAACTCATGTCCGAATTGTGTTGCACAAAAGTCAACATAGGTATCTTTGATTGCATTTGCAAAATCATTAAACCATGGTTGTTCGCACATATCTCTGCGAATATCGTCAAAGAAATAATTTGTATATGATTTCTTAGGATTGTCGTCTTCTATGAGTTTTAGATTTTCTTTTACTTGATTTGTAATAGAAGAATGGTCATAATTATACATTCCCCTGTAAAAAGGTGTTGGGAATATGTTGTATATATGACCTGTTGGTATAGGTTGAAACTGACTAGTCTTTTTTGGTCTCATTCTTTTTCACTGCAGCTCCAATCGCGGGTTCTCCTTTGATTGTCACATTTCTATAATATATAATAACTTCACCTAATTGGTTTATGTATCGTCTTAGTTCTTGCATATCCTCTGCCATGACTTTATAGTCACCAATAGTGGTTGCAACAAATAATACTTCACCATTATTCTGAGTCTTCATTTCGTCAAGGAATCTATCTAGATAGGTATATCCGTCTGGCCAATCAGGATTCTCTCTATCTTCCTTTTCACATGTTTTAGGTCTTTTGAGTTTTTCTACACCATTCTCGTCAAACTTTTTAGGGTCGAATGATATAGTTGCACGACATGGATTGACAATTTTTGCCTCTGATACAACAAACCACTTTGGTGCTGTCAATTGCACTGGTCGTGGTAAATCGGGTTGCATAATCTCTATCTCGATAGGTTTCGATTCTATCTTGATACCTCTTTCGGGTATTAGTGAACAACCACTAATTATCAGTGTCAGGCACAGTAAGCTTATAAAGTTCTTCTGTATCATTTTCCATTGTCTCCATTACATCTTCACTACCTGTATTGAACCTGTTTTCTATAAGACCAGGCTTCTTCAATGCAAGTAAGTCTAAATTATGTCTACTAAAAATTGCAAGATATTCAGCTTTCTCCTGTTCTATCTCTGCATTTCTCCTACTCATATTCAACAAAGATTTACCTTGTTTTTCATATGACTCCCTAAGTGCTTCCATTGCAGCTTGTTGTTCTGCAACTGCATACTCTAGTTTTTGATTATTCTCTTTTAGAGTTTCGTTTTGAGTATACAAATAATATGAACCTAGTCCTAAAACTAGTATAATTGTAATCAATGCTTGATTCATTCGTCTTCTCCATACTCATAGTCTTCTATAATATAGTTCAGACCAGCTGCACTTCTATATTCGACTATCTTTCCATCTTCGTCTTTGAACTTGAGATGTTTTTCTTTTTGCACTAAGATTTTTTTGGTTATATATGACCTATCGTCTGCGTCACCCCATTCTTTGTTAAAAGATACAGTAACTTTATATCGTGTTAAAAAAAGGGATTGAATCCAATATCCAATCCTCTTTGCAATATCAACACTCCATAAAAATACAGATATAAGTATGTTCTTGATTTTATTTAACCATTTCATACTAGTATATAGGTTATTTTCTAAGTGCTTTTAGTTGTTTGATAGTGTCTTCTGCACTAGTGTGTAATATTCCAATACCACCAGCTTCTTCCCAAGCTGCAAGGTTCTTTGGTCTATCGTCAATCAAGACATAACCCTCTTTTGCAAAGGCACCTTTTTGACTTCCACTATATGTGCAAGTAACAACAACAGTAGGGTCAATATACTTTCTTACCCATCTGTTCTTATCATACACAACTAATTCTCTGTTGACTGTTCCAGCTGCAGTAAGTATTTCCCAAGGAAGGTTAGTATGCTTGATATATCCTATCAAGTCTGCATAATCCACCATAGGAGGCAACATTCCAAACAATCTTTTGTTCGTTAATTCCTCTTTTCTGAGGTCATATTCAGTGTGACCCTTGTCATCACTAGTTAAAGGTTTACCCATCATTTCACTACAACCTGTAAGGAAATCGGCAACCACTCCGTCCATATCAACGAAGATTCTTTTCACTTTTCTCTTCTCAATCATGTGTATATTATAACACTTAGCCTGCCTCGTTGTCAAGGCTTTTCTCACGCAGATATGCCTCATTTTCGTCTATTACGCCGTCTAAAAGTATCTGTTTTAAGTGTATCATTTCATGTGCAAGAGTAACATATTTTTCACTGTTATTCTTAATGTATATGTCTATGTAATCAGTCCCTTGTAGGTGTCTAGGATACTCTATAAGACCTTGTTGAGGGAATTGGGGTGGAAGGGTTTTAATGGTCAATACGGCGTCCTCAGCGTCAATTCTGAGTGTTTTAGCATGCTTTATTGCCCTTTTTAAGAGTTCTTTCTGTCTACAGTATATCTCCATCATCATACTCAAGTTCTTCAATCATATCTGAATCTGTTTCTGCACCACAAAATGGACAATGCAGTAATTGATAAGATTCAGTCATTTCATGACCTATTTCACATTCTGATTTACACTCAGAACAGTATAGTTTATACATCTTCATCTAGTAATTTCTCTCCTAGAACTTCCTCATAGAAGTTTTCCATTGTTTTTTTCTTTCCGTTTAGAGTTGCATATGGAAGAGGGTGTTTTGCTTCATTCTCATAGAAGTCTAATCCTTCTATGTAAATTCTTCTCTCATTACCATTTGGTATATGATTTTCCTCGTCTTCCCATATCTCTATTGATTTGAATATATGTAACCACCTCATTGAATCAACTTCTTGATTCTCTTCCCTAGGAAGATAGAGTTTACATATGTGGGACATTATAGTAAAGCTTCTAGTTCGGTGTATCCACCAATCTTTTCACCGTCTACAATAATTTGTGGGAATGTTCTTGCGCCAGGAAATGTCTCTAACATTTCTTCTCTACCAAAATCAGTTCCTAAAGATTTATATGTGTATTCTAATCCTTTCTGTTCACATAAAGCTTTTGCTCTATCACAAAATGGACATTGTGGTTTTCCGTATATTTCTATCATTTCAATGTCTCCTCAACAAATTTACCTATTGTATCTATATCACTCTCTGATAACATTCCTGCCTGTGCCCACATAGTAGAACTCATTGCACCTACTTGTTCTTTATTTTTGTATGCGTTAAGTCGTCCAACAATATATTCCTTACTCTGACCACTAAGTTTGGGGAATGCACCCATACCTTCACCATTTTGACCATGACACGCTGCACAGCCTGCCCAAAGTCCTCTAATCGAACTAAAAGGGTCTTCTGCAGCTGCAGCTTGTTGTGCTTGTAGTTGTTCCACAACTGTTCCATTGATTCTAACATATTCTTCATAACACTCTCCCGTGCAATTATGTGTAGAAGAGTATCCAGTATATTCTAAATCGGGGTAGACAACAGTGGCAAAGAAACCAAAAATACTGAAACTACCTAATAATGCTAATCCTAATTCTTTCATATTCTCCTATAGTTTAAAGTCTGAAAATGTATCGTCTGATACATCTTGTTTAATACCACCAATAACATAAGATTCAATCTCTGTTTCTTGGGGTGCGTTTTGTAAACCTCTACTATTGAACCAGTGTTTAGTCCATGGTAAAGGATTATTTGCACTAGAGATATCATACAATGGGTCTAAACCTAATGCACGAAGTCTCTTGTTTGCAATAAATTCTATGTATTGACTCAATAAAGGAACTGATAGTCCAATCATTGAACCGTCCTTAAATAAGAACTCTGCCCAGTCTTTCTCTTGTTGAACTGCATCTTCATATAACTTATATACTTCGGGTTCACTATCTTTCATGACCTTATTCATAAGTTTATCGTTCTCTTGATTTTTATAAGCTTTCAATATGTGTTGTGATACTGCAAGGTGTTGTGCTTCGTCTCTTGCAATAAGAGATATAATCTTTGCACTCCCTTCCATAAGTTTGAGTTCTCCAAATCCGAATGAACATGCAAAAGATACAAAGAATCTAATACCCTCTAATATGTTTACAGATATAAGTGCAAGATATAATGCTTTATAAAGGTCATAATCGTCAACCTTGAGTCCAAGTAATTTTCTACGACCTAGTTCTATAAACTTATCGTATTTCTCTGTAACCATTTCTGCTCTTTTGACAATTGCTTCTTCGTCTAATATAGTGTCAAAAATATCACTTGGGTTTGCATACACATTCTTTATAATATGTGTATAAGACCTACTGTGTATGGTCTCCATGAAGTCCCAAGTGATAATACAAGACTCAAGTTCAGGTAGAGGCACAAAGGGTAGAAATGCTATGGATGGAGCTCTACCCTGAACTGAGTCGAGTAAGGTTTGATACCTCAGATTAGAGGTAAATATGTGTTTTTGTGCTTCTGTTAATTGTTGATAATCTGCACGGTCTTTTTGTAGAGATACTTCCTCGGGTCTCCAAAAGAATCCGAGTTGTCTCTGCGTAAGTGTATCAAATATTGGATACTTAAATTCGTCAAATCGTTGGGTGTTTAATTCTTCACCAAAGAAAATCTTGTTCTTTGTGAAGTCAACATTGTTCTTGTTAAATACTGTCATTTTTTCTCTATCTTCTCTAAATGGTCATAGACATTTACATAATCACTCTTTTTATTAAATGCCCAAAATCTCTCGTTATGCCACCTTTCTTCCATGTATTCGTCATAGAGTTGTCTATGCCATTTGTCGGGGTCTATCGGGTGGTGTATTGTTTCACAACCGTCAAATCTACATGGATTCCAGCCGACTCTTATAAATCTCCCGTAATCTTCGTGTCCTTTTTCGGGAAAATGTTTATCTATTATTTGTTGCACCCCAGGCGTATTTTCTATCATACCATTTTCATTATAAAAATGTAAAAAGATATGATACGAATATTTACCTATGAAATACTCTCTCCAGTGTGCAACATTTGGCCCTTGATATAATAATAAATCACCAGGCTCTAGAAGAAATGATTTAGATTCTTTTCTTCTCTCCCTTATCGGGATTGCTTGTGTATTTTCATATATCTCGTATGGTTTATTGACCCAATCACTTGAGTTATCTACCCATATTGGCCATGGTCTATTGTCGTCTGACATATAGTCCAAACACAAAGTTGCACTAATCTCACAACTTGGTCTATCTGCATGAGCTTTTAGATATGCACCTCTCTCATACTTTCTAGAATATGAATATGTCAACTGCAGATTCATATCAATCTCACCTTTGAGCTTGTTCCATACCCATTTGTGTAATGCAACACCCCATGGTGTATTCCAACCACCGTCTGATTTAAATAAAGAATCTTTTGGTGATTCGTGTATGATATCCTCTTCTTTTTCTAATATGACTTGATATTTTTTAGGGTCATATTCTACGGTCTTCCAACCGTCCATACAAAAATCTATAATCTCTTTCGGTATGAAGTCCTTTAAGACAACATAACCGTCTTTCATAAGTTTCCAAGTTTTAGGAGTAGTTCTACCCTTTTCTCCAGTTTCCTTATCTATGTATTCTATAGTTTTATCTTCAAATCGCACATGCTTCACAATCTTCTTCATCTCCTACTGGTGGTGAATCCATTAAAGGTGGTATATAATCATTAGACGCTGAATTAGGGTCTGTTATTACATCTTCTACCTTACCGTCCATGGTATTTTGATAATAACTTGTTTTCCAACCATATTTATATGTGTTTAAAAGGTCTCTTGCCATAATTGACACGGGAACTTCACCATTTTCATAGTTCTCGGGGTTATAAGACCAGTTTCCACTAATTGCTTGGTCAAAGAACTTCTGCATAACTGCAACCACATTGATATATCCTGTATTATCAGGCATATCCCATAGTAATGTATATGCATTCTTCAATATAGAATACTGAGGAACAACCTGTTTAAGTGTTCCTTTCTTACTCTTCTTGACTGATAAATGGTCTCTAGGTGGTTCAATACCATTCGTTGCATTAGAGACAACGCTAGAACTCTCTGACGGCATTTGTGCAGTCAATGTAGAGTGTCGTAGTCCCCATTCTTTTATCTCTTGTCTAAGACCGTCCCAGTCCATTACATATTCGGGTTTGACTAGTTCGTCAACCTCTTTCTTATAATGGTCTATTGGTAATTGACCTTGAGCATATTTTGTTCTGTTGAAATACTCACAAGCACCTTTCTCTCTTGCAATCATATTACTGGATTTAAGAAGATAGTATTGGAATCTCTCTGTTAAGTCGTGAACCAACTGCCATGCTTCGGGGTCACCATATTTAACCTTGTTCTTTGCAAGATAGTGTGCCAGTCCTATGTATCCGATACCAAGACTTCTTCTTGCTTTTGTGGATACTTCAGCTGCTTTCACTGGGTATTCTTGAAAATCTATCAGTTCTTCAAGTCCTCTCACTGATAGGTCACAAAGAGATTCCATTTCCTCTTCCTTTACAATACCTACATTGATTGCAGATAATATACACAATGCAATCTCTCCCTCTCCTTCAATATGACTGATAGGGTCTGTAGGTAATGTAATTTCTTGACATAGATTACTCATGTTCACCTTGTCTAAGAATGAACTATGAGTATTACTATGGTCTATATTCATGATATAGATTCTGCCAGTCTCCGCCCTCTCTTTGAGTAAATCTGTAATTAGTTCTCTTGCACTAATCTTTTTCTTAGGGATAGAATATGCGTTCTCATATTTCTCATACATCTCATCAAATGTATCGGTACCAAATGCCTCGTATAAACCAGGCACATCATGAGGACTAAACAAAGTTATCTCTTCATTGTTTAAGAATCTCTTGTAGAATAATTCTGATAACTGAATACTATAATCTAGTTTTCTAACTCTGTTATCTTCTGTTCCCTTGTTGTTCTTTAGAACAATAATGTCTTCGATTTCTTGGTGCCAGATAGGAAAATGAACTGTTGCACTTCCCCCTCTTACACCATTCTGAGTGCAACATCTTACTGTTGACTCGAACTTTTTCAAGAATGGTATAACACCTGTGTGTTGCACTTCACCACCTCTTATCTTTGCACCAAGACCTCTAACTCTTCCTGCGTTGATACCAATGCCTGCCCTTTGGGCGACATATCGACCAATCGCCATATCACTGGCGAATAGTGAATCTAATGTATCATCACTATCTACTAAAACACAACTCGCAAACTGTTTTAGTGGTGTTCTCACACCTGCCATGATAGGCGTAGGTATGTTTATCTTGAATGTCGATGTTGCGTTGTAGTATTTTTGTATGTAAGATAATCTCTTATCTTTATCGTAGTTTCTAATCAGTGTCATTGCAATTAACATATACATGAACTGTGGTGTCTCAAACAATGTGCCTGTTGACCTATCTTGAATGAGATACTTATCTACTACTTGTTGTAAACCTGCGTATGTAAATTCATAGTCTCTACTATGTCTTAGATAACTATTTAATTTTTCATATTCTTTATCTGTATAATCATTAAGTAAATCTTCTGTATACAAACCTTTCTCTACATTTCTTTCT